GTTGTTAAGATAATTTACGGCCATGTGTATTATTATAAACTATACAGTTAATTTATGCAATAAATATTTGCAATGGCATCGTTTTCGAACTTTTTAAATCAAGGATCTAATTTTTTAACAGGAGCAGTTGGATCTGTAGCAAACAGACTATCGCAGGCAGGTTTGCCTATTGGCGGAATTTTCAACACAAATAGACAAAGCAGTTTGCAGTCTAATGCTGGTGCACCATCTTCCACCGGGGATTGGGCAGTCAAAGTAACTGTGTCAGACAAAGTGTTTAACGATTTAATGTCTGGGTCACCAGTGTTTCCAGCAAGTTTTAAAAAAAATAAAGGCATTAGATTTCCTATTACACCGTTTATTAATATGTCCCACAGTGCGGCTTATGATGCACGTTCTGTGGTCCACAACAATTATCCATACTATGCATATCAGAATTCACAAGTAGATCAAATGACCATTGCAGGATCTTTTCCTGTGGCCAATGAAAAAGATGGACAAAATTGGTTAGCATCTTTGCACTTTTTAAGAACAGTAACAAAAATGTATTATGGCGGAGGAGATGCCAATCAAGGCAACCCCCCTCCTGTGTGTAGGCTGAATGGATATGGGGATTTAATCTACAAAGACGTGCCCATTGTTATCACAAACTTTACTGTGGAATTGAGAGAACAGGTTGATTACATAGGAGTAAAGGTGGGTTACGCATTACCAACGCCGGAGATTGGAGTTAGTTTTGGTGAATCGGCTTCGTCTTACACAGATAGTCCAGGACGAAGACTTGCTCAGACTGGAAACTTTCCAGGAGAAGGTTTAACATCTGATCCAACACAGGCATCTGAAAGTTCAGGCGGTATAAACTATGTGCCAACAGATTCCTTGATATCAATCACAGTGGTGCCTGTATACTCACGCAACAGAATTTCTACAGAATTTAATCTTAAAGACTTTGCATCAGGTAGATTAACAAGAGGCGGTGGAAAAGATCGCGGTGGATTCATTTAATGCCACAGTATAGTAAAACTTCTCCTTATCACAACACACGGCAAGGCCCAGAGTCTTTAGGATTTTTAAGCAAACGATTATTTGCATTTGAATCAGATGACATCATATACGAGATTGATTCATTTTATGAGCGTAGACCTGATCTGTTAGCACATGATCTATATGATTCTTCGAAACTTTGGTGGGTGTTTATGCATCGCAACATGGACACAATAAAAGATCCTATATGGGATTTTTCAGCTGGCACCACAATAAGAATACCCAAAAAAACAACACTAACAAAATATTTGGGAGTCTAACACAATGGTTAACAGACTTCAAAATTATGCAACTCAAAAAAACAATGCATTGCGAAACAAAATCGATAGCATTGATGATATTGGTTTTTTAAAATCCACTGGAGACACAAGCAAACCAGCCAACAACAAAGTTATACTTGATGATATAGAGGCAGTACAAAAATACAATGCAATAGTTGATCAAGCGGGTGCCCCACAAACCAATTTTGCTCCTTTTGGCAACTTACAGGCTTCTGAATCATCCACTACACCTAATGCAACTGCAACAGCACCTAATCGCAAAAATCCACTGTTTGATTTTGAACCAGTGAACTATGTGATTACACTATCGGCAATTACGAAAGAAGCTTTTAATTCAGGAGGTGATGAAGGCGAAGAAATTATAATTGCAAAAAGTGGTGGAAAAGGAGCACAAGGGCAAGGAGCTCTTGGTGCTGACTACTACATTGACAATCTACTTCTTATAAACACAGTGTCGCCTACATCTTTCGCCAAGTCGGGGATAACGTACAATATAACATTTGATATAACAGAACCATATGGCACATCATTTATTGACGCACTGATTACAGCAACAAAACAATTAGGATTCGAAAATCATTACAAGACACCTTACAAACTAAACATTGACTTTAAAGGAGTTGATGATGATGGCAATCCATCAAGCACTCCGATTGAGATGTCATCAAGAACAATTCCTATACAAATATACGATGTTCAAATGCGTGTGGAATCAGGAGTAACCACATATCAGTGTGTAGGTAGACCAACCACACTGCTTGGCACCACAATATTGCATGGCGTCACACAACAAACTTTAACAGTGCGTGGCGAAACAGTTGGACTTGTGTTGCAAGACTTTTTCGATCAACATTCAGCAGTGTTGCAAGGACTTGCGGATAAAGGAATAATTGTTGAACCTGATATATACACCTTCAGCCTAGAAGAATCAGCAGCCGAGATTATTAATGCAAAAATTCCATATGATGTAAACTCCAGTAGACAAAATGTTGTCGCAGTTAAAAACACACAAGCAAACATTAAAGGTAACACATTCAGTCAACGGACCATCACAGTGCCAGCTGGCACAGCCATGCAGGCGTTCATTGAGGCAATTGTTAGAGAAAGTGACTTTTATCGCAACCAATTTGATGAAAAGGGAGAACCATTATCAAACACAGACACTCTCACAGCCATGCGAACAATGCCAAGACTCAACATACTAAGTGAAACAGGAGGCGGTGGAGGCAACAGACCCTTATACGAATTTATTTGGACAGTGCGTCCTTTTATTGTAAGTTCAAATTATTTTAAAAAAGAAGCAGAAGATCTTGCCAGTAATGTTTTGCCTGTAAGGGAATACAACTATCTGTATACAGGAAAAAATCAAGACGTGCTGGATTTTGATATCACATACAAGTTTGCATATTACCAAGCCAAGACCTATTTTGAAAAAGGTGGCAAAGATGATCCTCAAACAGGAGCGTTTTCCGGAAAAGGCCCAGATGATACACAAGAAGAAAATACCACAGGCACAACTGGATCAGGCCACTCGCAAGCCACTACAGAACCTGTCAGGCAATATAAAGAAGGATATGTTGCTGACTTGAACACAACCAATGGCGAAGTGGCCACTATATTCGAACAAATTATACAAGACCCATCAGTGGATTTAATTACTGCTACATTAGAAATTATAGGCGATCCTTTATGGATTGAACAGAAAAGTGTTAAAAATCAAAGTTTTATTAATTCTTTTGTAGATGGTTCTCCATGTATAGACAGTAATGGTGCCGTAACCACAGATGAATATGAGGTTTACATTCGGATGAATTTTAAGACTCCAACAGATCTTGATGATGAAACAGGACTGTTTAAAATTGAGGATGCGGCATTTTTTCAAGGCATATACAAGGTGTTTACATGTGAATCAAGATTTTCAGGCGGAGTGTTTACAAATGTGCTGTCGATGGTAAGAATGCGTCATCAACAAGAAGACCAATCGAGAGAACAGGACAATGGAGACACATTAATTAATAATGAATCGAAGGGGGTTTATTCTTCAGGAGGTGCATATGCATCAGGAGGAGTTGTGCCAGTGAATGCAACAAAAGGAGTTTATTCTTCAGGAGGTGCATATGCATCGGGAGTATCAACGCCAGTGGTACCAGAATCAGCAGGATTGAACCAGTTTGAACAAAACAGAACCTCAAACAATGTTTTTTTCTTACGCAATAAATTGAATGCAACACAACAAAACAGTTTTGACAATCTCATGAGTTCAACTGCTCAAAGAGATCCTTTGACTCCTCAGGGTGCATATGATTATGTCCTCAACAACAATACAGGAGTGTATGTTGATCCTCGCAAAAGACTTGAAGAAAGATATGGCAGGCTTTCTCCTGGTGCTTTAGGCGGTAGACAATAGATGGCAGATAATAAGGCAAAAGGAATTACTGATATTGATCAACAGATCAAAGTAAGTCCCGGGCCATATGTTGGATATGTAAAAAATCCCACAGATGTAAATCGGATGGGCAGACTGTTTGTGCATATTCCAGATCTGCATGGCAAATATGATGACACAAACCCCAGTGCAGGCACGGTGTCGTGTTCATATTGTTCTCCTTTTGCAGGACAAACTCCATTGAGTGAGACAGCAGTGGACAGAGAATTCGCCAACACACAAAAGTCATATGGATTTTGGATGGTGCCACCAGACATAGACACAAAGGTTTTGGTTATGTTTGCTGATGGCAATCCTAATGATGCATATTGGATAGGTTGTGTGTATGAAGATTCCATGAATCATATGACACCTGGCATAGCCACAAGTAAATCAAGCAAGTTTGTTGGAAACTCTGCACAGAATGAAAAATATTATGTTGAGGAAGAATTAGATAATGCTCCAGTTGCTGAAGCACAACGCAAAGGCGAATCAACTAATTTAGCAAGAATCAACAAAACTGCAAGGATAGATAATGCATTCCCTGTGCGTCCAGTGCATCCATTTCAAACAGATACTTTTTTGGGTCAAGGACTGATCAAAGACAGTGTGAGAGGAACCACCACAAGCTCAGCCAGAAGAGAAACTCCCTCACAGGTGTTTGGCATTTCAACGCCTGGACCCATTGACTTTGAAGGACAACGCACGGCCAAACGCGAATCCATCAACAGACATGGAAAAATTTATGGTGATTCAGCTGACGAATTTGATTTTGAACGTGTGGCACATTCAAGATTGGGAGGCAACACATTTGTAATGGATGACGGCACTCCAGTGCTGAGAGAAGGCAACACTAATGCCACAGAAATTGAAAATGAGTTAATTCGTTTGAGAACACGATCTGGAGCACAGTTGTTGTTGCACAACACAGAAGGATTGGCTTACATTATAAACAATGATGGCACTGCTTGGATTGAATTTTCCAAAGATGGTAAAATTGACATCTACGCCAAAGACTCTGTGAGTTTGCACACTGAGAACGATTTCAATTTCAGAGCAGAACGTGATTTAAATTTAGAAGCAGGTAGAAATGTTAACATCAAAGCTACTGGGCAAAACGCAGGAGATAATCTTGTAAATTCAACTGCATCAGCTACCACTGGTAGACTGCACTTGGATGCTCGTAATATTGAAATGATTGCAAAAAAAGACACTGACGGCGGAGACATTAAAATCAATGCCAACAATGATTTTCAGTTGTTTGCAACTGCCAACGGAAAGATTGAGGTAGGCACAAATGTTGATGTGTTTGCAGGCACGGACTTTTTGGTCAACACAGGCAGTGAGATACATTTTAACACCAGTGGCAAGGTATCATCTGGTCATGTTGGAACCACTGTGGTGCAACAACTGAGTCTTTTCGACAATGTAGGAGTAAATCAAACCAAATCCATCATGAAGCGTGTGCCAACTGTTGAACCATACGAACAACATGAAAACATCAACCGTGAACGTAATGTGCCGGAAATCACAGACAGAGAAAATCCTGACCCTATCAAGGAGCAATCATAATCATGCCTGGTGTATGCAGAGATAATGATGCCGCAGTTGGCGATCTTATCCCAAGCCAGTCCACTGTGTTTGCTAATGGAGAAGAAATAATAGTCAATGGTGATGACGTGGCCAATCATGGACTACCTCCACACGCCGCACCCACTATGGTTGCTGGTTCCAACAATGTGTTTGTTGGAGGCACAGCAGTGTGCAATGCAGGCGATTTAGCCACATGCGGAGATGCAGCCACAGGATCTTCAGATGTTTTTGTTGGTTAAATATAGCAAATGGCAGTTGTAAATTTTTCAGATAGCAAAAACACCAAACAAACTTCGGTGAACTCGCAAATATTCAAAGGGTTTTCAACACAAGGCCGAGAATTCAAAGATCCTAAATTGTATGATGTGGAGTTGGTCAAACAAGATCTTTTGAACCATTTCAACATACGCAAAGGTGAAAAACTTGAAAATCCTGATTTTGGCACCAACATATGGCTTTATGTGTTCGATCCATTAGATGAAGAAACAAAAAATTTAGTAATAGAAGACGTTGAAACAGTGGTGAACTATGATCCTAGAGTAACACTTGACCAGATAGAAGTTCAAGAGTCTGATCACGGACTGTCAGTCAAAATGACTGTGTTGTATATAGG